GCGGTCAGCTATTACAAGCTCGAAGTCGCCGGTCGGCTGATGTACGAGATCGATCCGGTCAACTGCGTCCGGGTCATCAACGGTGTCGATCAACTTGCCAGCGTCCGTCGCGACCTGGGTCTGTAACGGAAAGGTATCTCATGAAAAAGCTGAAACAACTTCCATCCTGGCTCACGGTCACCTCCGATAGTGCAACGGTCGTCCTCACTCGTCCAGCCGATATCAACGGCGAGAGGCTCGAGCAGTTGAGCCTACGCGCACCGACTTTGCGGGAAGTACGCGCCTCGGACGCGATAGGCGGCGATGACGCGGTATTGCGTGAAGTGACCTTGTTCGCCTCGCTGACTAATGCGGGCACCAAGGACATTGATGGTCTCACGTTGGTTGACTACGGACGGGTGCAGTCGGCCTATTCCCGCATACTTCAGGACAGTGGTATTCCTGAGAGGAAGGACGAAACACCTGGCTGGCTGGCCGTTGATCTTGAGCGGGCGCTGGTGACGTTGTCCAAACCCTGCGAGATCAAAGAGGTGAAGGTAGACCGCCTGACTCTGCGCGCACCCACGGTTCGCGACGTGCGCGCTGCAGCTTCCGCCTCCAATGGCGATGACGAACAGCGCGAGACCATCCTCCTGGCCAACCTTACTGAAACCGACATCAAGGATCTGGAGGGGCTCAAGCTGACGGACTACCAGCGGCTACAAGCCGCCTACTTTCGCCTGGTGCAGGATGACGGGGTTTAACGCCTCCCTGCAGAAGCGGGCCGCGAAACGCCTGGCTGCGGAGTTCTCCTTCGCGGCCAGCGAAATCGAGACCATGCCCTTTTCCACGATGATCTGGTGGCTCACGGACTGAGCCCCGCATCCCTGCCCGGAGTAATCCCATGGCAAATAACCTGGCGCTCGGCCTGGTCATCGGCGGCGTCGTCGGCTCCACCGTCGGCGCCGCCTTCAAGGATGTTGAAGGCCGTATCAAGAAACTCGGCGAAACCGGCACCAAGGCCCGCGTGCTGCAGAGCACCATCGGCGACACTATCCGCCTGCGGGACGAATGGAAAAAGGCCCACGACACCGGCGCCGCGTCAGCTGACGGCCTGCTGCGAAAGCTGGAAGGCAACCTCAAAACCCTGAAAGAGCAAGGTATTGAAGTTGGCAAACTGCGCAAGGAATACCAAGCCCTCGGCCAGGTAGCGCGTGGCGCGGAACTCAAGGCGCTGGGCCATACACAGATCCAGCAAGGCAAAGAGGGGATGAAGAACTCCCTCGGCAAAGCTGCGGCATTGACGGCATCGCTGGCGATTCCGACCAAGGTCTCCGGCGATTACCAGGCGCAGATCCGCCAGATGTCGTTGTGGGCCCACACGGCCGGTACCGACGATGAGGCCGAACTAGCAGCGAGCATCAGCAAGGTCGCGGCGGAGAAGGGCATGAGTCAGCAACTGCTGGCGAAGTCGGTCGGCGCCTTGATCGAAAAGGGCGTGGATTGGGATGTGGCCACCGCCTATGCCGGGCAGATCGCCGACCTGATCGACGGCCAGGGCATGGAGCCTGAAACCATCGCGACCCTGATCAACTCCTTCAAGGAGGCGGGGGTCAAGCAGGGGGATATGGCGGCGATGTTGGGCCAGGTTGCAGCGGCCGGTGACATTGGCGCGTTCGGTCCCAAGGAGATGGCGCGGTATCTGCCGTCCATGCTCGGCAACATCAAGCGCCTGGGCATGGAGGGCCCTGAGGCGGTGCGCTTCCTCGGTGCCAGCCTGCAGTCGCAGTTCTCGCAAACCCAGGATGCGGCGGCGGCGGCCACCAATATGGACAACTTGCTCAACGCCGTGATCAGCAGTACCAGCCAGGAACGGTTTGCCAAGGAAGGTTACGACCTGGCCGGCTCGATTCTCGCCGCGACCAAAAGCGGTAAGGCGGCGAACCCGGTTGATGCTTTTATCATGCTCAGCGAGCAGTTGATCAGAAAGCAGGACCCGGCCAAGGCCAAGAAAATCGAGGCGCTCAAGGTCAAGATCAAGGCGTCGGTGGATGGCAGTGCCGAAGAGGAGCAGGCCATGATCGCCCTGACCGAAGCTGCCGGGTTGGCGAACATCGTCAGCGATCAAAGCGCCAGTGCGGGTCTGCTCGCGCAGATCAAATATGGCGACAAGATCAAGGCGGATATGTCGACCATCAAGGACACGGATGGCAAGGCCAAGATTGAGGCCGACGCGGCGAAAGCGCGGGAGGCGTCCAACCGCAGGTGGCAGACAGCGACCAATGGCGTGGAAGCGTCGATGATCAGCATCGGTGATGCAATTCGACCGCTGACAGATATGGTCGCTGATGGGCTCGGAAAAGTGGGTTATGCACTGGCTGACCTTGGTGGAAAGTACAAACCGGTTGTTGCCGGCGCAGCCCTTTTAGCCGCTGGGCTCGTTACCTTGGGAGCGGTGGCGAGCGCGTACAAAATGGGTAAAGGCGCGTTGAACGTAGCACGTGGCTCGATGATGGGTAATCCCAATATTCCGCAAAAAGTCATCGTGACCAATATGCCGGTGGGGGGGCTTGATGGTGGCGGGCTTGATACCCAGGGCAAGAAAGGCCGTAGGGGGAAAGGCCGTAGGGGGCGAGGAGGCCGGTCAGCGATTGCTAATGTCGCATCGACGGCTCCCGTCGGAGCCGCTGCTAGCCGGTTTGCGCCCAAGGCCATGATGGGCAAAGGCCTCGGATTCGCCAAGGTCGGCGCACCCATGGCGCTGATCGAGGCGGGATTGATTGCAGCAGATACCTATCAGAACGCCGAGACCCGCGACGAGAAAGCCGAGGGCTACGGCAACGCAGCTGGAACCTTGGCCGGTACGCTGGCCGGTGCAGCGGCGGGTGCGGCGATTGGCTCGGTGGTTCCCGTGATTGGCACCGTTGTCGGCGGACTGATCGGCGGGTTTCTGGGTAGTTGGGGCGGCGGGGAGCTGGGGAGTGCAGTGGGCAAGGCTGCATTCGGCGGGCCGGATGCACCGATAGAACGTCTGGCTCAGCCCTCGCCCTTGCTTCTGCAGAAACCCAGTGGGCCGAGCATGTCACGGCTCGCTCAATTGGCGCCGACACCGGCCACCGGCCCTTTGATTGGAGATGTCGCTCGCTCGCTGGTGACGGCTCCACCAGCAGCGGCAGTGCCCGCATTGCTCAGTGCCGGCGCAGCAGCAAAACCCGACCCGGCTCGCGTCGAGCAGGCCTGGACGTTCGCCCCAACCATGCCGGTGACCGTGCAGGGCGACGTCAAGGATCCACGGCAACTGGCGCAGGAAATGATGCCGTACATGCGTCAGCTGTTCGAGGAGTTCAGCCGGGAGCAGGCGCGGCGCAATCTGTTTGATGCCCCTCACGTTTAAGGAATAGCCATGGCTTATATGGAGCAACTGCAATCCGGTTTCAAATCCCTGGTCCAGGCCGGGGAGGCTGGCCGGCATAGCATCGACGGCATGCTCGGTCCGGTGAACGGCGCCATTGGCGAAATCACCGGGGCGGCTGATGAGCTGTCCAGCATTCCTGGTGTGCCGCCGGGTGTTGGTGAAAAGTTGCAGCGGGTGATGCGTGGGATCGGTGCGGCGCAGTCCAAGGTCGGTGCGGTGTTGTCGACCTACAGCAAAACGACGCGTGCTATGTCGGCGATTGATGAGCGCCTGGGCACTTTGAAGGAACAGGCCGCTCGGGCCAGCACGGCAATCAACCAGATCGCCGGCAAGGTCAGTCCGAGCCTGGCGAACATCTTGCCCACCAGCGCCCTGGCGCCGAATGCCACGCCCTTGGCGGAGGCGGTCAAACCGTTCCCGCACTTGCTGATCCTGCAGCCGCTGCAAGCCAATGCCCAGGCGTTCTACTTTAACCTGGATACTGCGGCCTTCGACGAGCTGCGCCGACAGACGGAGTTCCGCTGGGCCTCGCAAGAGCGCCTTGGTCGTCGGCCGGCGCAGCAGGCGGTTGGTATTGGGGATGAGAAACTTAGTCTTAAGGGGGCGATTTTTCCCACATTTAAGGGTGGCCTCAAGCAGTTGGACACCCTGCGTTCCATTGGTGGCCTTCTGTTGCCGTTGAACCTGACCACGGGCTATGGTGTTGTTCTTGGCACCTGGTGTTTGCGCAGCGTTGAGGAGGAGCAGGGTGCTTTGCTGGCTGGCGGGATCCCGCGCAAGCAAACTTTTAGTTTGGAGTTCACACGTTATGGCGATGATATGCAGAGCGTCTGACGGTGACCTGCTGGATACGTTGTGCTACCAGCATTACGGGCACCTGAATGGCACTGTCGAGGCGGTGCTGGCGGCCAATCGATTGTTGGCGGATGAGCCACAGCCTTTGCGCACGGGGTTGCTGATCACCTTCCCAGATCTCCCTGAGCCTGTGGGCGAGCAGGTGCAGTTGTGGGATTGAACCTCGGAGAGAATCCATGAAACCCATCTTTCGAATTGTGGCTGATGGGGCAGACATCACTGCCCTGATCAATGACCGCCTCTTGCTGTTGCGTACGTTGGATAAGCCCGGCATGGAGTCGGATGAGTTCGAGTTGCGCATTGATGACCGCGACGGCGCCGTGTCCCTCCCCAAAAAAGGGGCAGCGATACAGATCTACCTGGGGTACGACAGCAAAGCGCTGACCCGCCAGGGCCGCTACACGGTCGATGACATCGAGGTTTCCGGCCCGCCTGATACCCTGGTCATTCGCGGCAAGGCCAGCGACATGCGAGGCAGCGGCAAGACCACTCGTAGTGGTAGTTGGGAAAATGTGCCGTTGTCCAGGATCGTCAGCGACATTGCCGCTCGCAACGGCTGGAGGCCTGAATGCACCGTCGCCACGCTGGTGCCTCGGGCTGATCAGTTGAACGAGTCAGACTTCAACTTCATCACCCGGCTCGCCAAGGATCACGACTGCACGGCCAAGGTCGCCGACAGCAAGCTGCTGGTGCTGCCTCGCCAAAGCGGACAGACCGCTAGTGGTAAGAACCTGCCGGCGATCACTATCCGACGCAGTGACGTCAGCCGCTGGCAATTCCGCTTCACCGACCGCACCACGCAGAAAGCCGTCAAGGCAAGGTACCAAGACAAAAAAACCGGCGAGCTGGTCAACCTGACTCTGGACAACGACGACGCCCCTGCAGGGCTGCCGCCCGTTCATACCGACCGGCATATCCATCCGAACAAATCCGCTGCAGAGCAGGCTGCCAAGGCTCGCCTCGCGGCATTCAACCGCTCGACCGCCGAGGTCCGGCTGGAGATGGTAGGGCGCACCGATCTGTTTGCAGAGCGGCAGATCAACGCGCAGGGCTTCAAGGAAGGTTTGGACGGCGAGTTTCTTGTCGACTCGGTGGAACAGGTATTCACCCAGTCCGGCTGGAGCACCACAGCGGAATGCAACGCAGGGAAGAAGGGTAAGGCCAAGGCGGCCGGTAAGAAAAAGAAGAAGTCCAAGGAGGTCAAAGTCCTGGAGCTTTAACTGGCCGTACCTGCTTCATCACCCGCCGCCATCGAGCGGTCTTTTTTTGCATGGGAAAAAGCGATGTCCATCACCGAGCAACAACTCCAACGCATTATGCCCAACGCCCGCCGCCAAGCGGGCGTTTTTGTATCCGCGCTAAACGCGGCCATGGCCAATCGCAATATCGACACACCCAAGCGTCAGGCAGCCTTCCTTGCCCAGATCGGCCACGAGTCCGGCCAACTGCAGTACGTACGCGAACTGGGGAGCGATCAATACCTCAGCAAGTACGACACCGGTCCGCTTGCTGCAAAGCTGGGGAACACCCCTGCTGCTGATGGTGACGGGCAGCGGTATCGCGGCCGTGGGCTGATCCAGATCACCGGCCACGACAACTATCTGCGCTGCAGCCTGGCGCTGTTCGGCGACGAGCGACTGCTGCGCACGCCGGAGCTGCTGGAACTACCGCAATGGGCGGCAGAGTCTGCAGCGTGGTTCTGGTCCGTGAACGGCTTGAACGTGCTCGCGGATCAAGACCAGTTCAACACCATTACCCGCCGAATCAATGGCGGGCTCAACGGCCTGGAAGATCGTCTGCAACTGTGGGTCAGGGCGAGGACCGTTTTATGCGTCTCGTCGACCTGATACCCGCGCAGTTCCGCATCGCTGCCATTGCATTGCTGCTGGTGGTCTTGGCCGCGGGCTCTGCTGCATTAGCCTGGACCGTTCAAGGCTGGCGTTGCGGCGAGCAATTGGAACGCCAGGCCCGACTGCATTCGGACACCCTCAAAGAGTTGTCCCTGGCCTCTGCAACCCTGCAACGTAACGAGCAGGACAAGCGCTTTGCCCTTGAGCAGCGCTTGCAGAACAAAGATGAAATTCACCACAAGGAATTGATCGATGAGCAAACCAAGCAGGCTCGTCTGCGTGATCGCCTGGCTACTGATGATCTGCGGCTGTCAGTCATTCTCGCCGCCACCGACACAACCGGCAGCTGCTCAGTGCCAGCCACCACCGCCGCCGGCAGCATGGTTCATGGCACCACAAGAGCCCAACTTGACCCAGCGCATGCTCAACGAATTATCGGAATCACCGATGCCGGCGACCAAGGATTGATCGCCCTGCGGGCCTGTCAGGCCTACGCAAAAGAAGTCTCAACACCGAAGTAAAAGGAGCGGCCGGGCAGGATGCGTCAACATCCAACCCGGCCACCTTCCCCGCAGATCGTCCCTGCAAGTCCAGCCAAGGCTCCTGCTTCGTGCACAAAGCGGAGCGAGCCTAGCACTGTTTATCTATACAGCAAAGGTCTTGCTTTTAC